TGACAATCCAATGATTGATCCAAGAGAATTGGAAGAGAGAAAGAGGTCACTACCTGATTTTGTATTCAGACAGGAGTACATGGCTGAGTTTATAGACAATGCATCTGGTATCTTTAAGAACGTAAGCAACTGCATTAAATTAGCAAATAAGACAGCTAAGATGTATGGAGGATTAGACATTGGTAGAGCTGATGACTACACTGTCTTAACTATTATGAATCAAGATGGTCAAATGGTATCAGCTCACAGATGGAGACATGATGAATGGAGTAAGATCATTGAGAAGGTAGCAACTATCATCAAGCAATACAATGCAACTACATTGGTAGAGGTAAATAATCAAGGTGATGTATTCTATGAAATGCTTCAGTCCAGGTGTAAGAATCTAATTCATCCATTTGTCACAAGCTCTAAGACAAAGCCAATCATCATTGAGGACCTTGCTGTAGCATTTGAACAGGAATCAATATCAATCATCAATGAGCAGTGGTTAATAGATGAGCTTGAAAATTATTCCTATATTTACAATCCAAACACAAGGAATGTAACTTATTCTGCACCATCAGGATTGCATGATGATGGAGTTATATCTACAGCATTAGCATGGCATAGTAAGAAGGAGTTCACAAACCGAGGCAGATACATGGCATTAAGAGTATGAAACAATTAGATATTAAACTACCAACAACCATTGCTGATTGTAGTCCAGAGCAGATGACTAAATGGTTAATGATGGCTGAAGCTATCAAGGAACAGAAAGAAGAGGACATCACACAATTCTTGATTTTCCAATGTCAGTTACTTAGTTTATTCAGTGGAGAGTCAATCAATAAGATTAAGAATTCTGATATAGGTAGTGTACAGGAGGCATCCAATTATTTACTTAAGATGTTGAGCAGTTACCAATATACTGAGCCAAAAGAATTCATTACTATCAATGGTCAAGAGTATAGGTTAGAAAAGAATTTCTCTCATGTTGCTACTGGTCAGATTATTGACTTAAAGTTAATTGAAGACATTAGCCAAGATCCATGTCAAGCATTAGCAATAATGTACCTTGAGAAAGGTATGGAATATTGTCAAGAGGATGATAGAGGTAGATTGCTTAATCCTAATGATAAAAGATACCAGGTGTTTAAAGAACATTTCCCCGGTGATGAATTTTTAAACTTCTTTAGTTTTTTTTTGCACTACTCAAAAAAGCAGAAGAACGCTATATTAGGGATACAGATGGTGAGACGGAAGATGGAGATGAGTCAGATGATTCAGGAATTAAAGATTCAGAATGGTTCACTTGGACCACTATCTTACATAGACTATCAAAAGAAATGGGAGTCAGTGTGGACAAAATTACACAACAGCCTTATGTGACATCATTATTCTGGATGAACTACTTTAGAATAGTAGATGAGAACGAACATAAACGCATATTAAGTAATGGCAGAATTTGATTTTCTTGAGGAATTTGGTATCACTACTCAGGAAGCTGAGAAGCCACAAAGTGCTTATGATAGATTTATCACAGGATTATCAACTCAACTTGCTTCTGAATTTAGAGACTATACTAAGAAGGTAGCTCAGAATACTGGAGCATTAGCAGCTTCAATTATACCTGTACCAACTGGAGTATTGTCATTTAGATTAGAAGCTGATGATTACTTCCCATTTGTTGATGAAGGTGTTAATGCAGTTGGTAGTAATAATTATGGTAGTAGATTTTCATTCAACTATCCTGGTGTAAGTCATAACATGGCAACAGCTATAAGTCAATGGAAGGGATTAGATATGAGTCACGCTTATGCAGTATCATACAACATTAAGCAGAGAGGATTAAGACCTAAGAGAATCACTGAGAATGTTATCACTGATGATGTGCTTAATAAGATTGCAAATGACTTGGCTGAGTTGACAGGATTAATGTTTGAAATAAATTTTTTAAAGAATGGCAGTAACAATATATAATCAACCACAAGCTATAGCACCAGCTGGCAATCCATTGGTGTTTACTTTTAGCAGTGATCAGACAGCACAGGATAACTTTTCATTTATTGTGGAGTTATACATTGATTCTAGTTTAGTATTAACTCAGCAAGTATTCAGACAGTTCAATGCTTTATCAAGGATAGATGTATCTCAAGCTGTAGAAGCTTACATTAGAAATAGTGTTCCAACTACAAGTTTAGAACTGAATGCTACTGATTCTATGGTTACCTATGCAATTATAGTTTATGAGAAGTATGGAGATCCTGCAATAACACAAGCCAGTGCTACTAGCAATACATTGAAAGCTTTTAATTCAGCATTAGAGTATCCTGAATGGATTAATTTTGATTATTCAATTTATGATCCAAATCAGACTCAAGATGCAGTTTTCTTAACTTATTTTCCAACAACATCTAGAGCTTTATGTGGAATGCAAGAGAATTTTTATCTTGGATATTTTGAGCAGAGTGGAGTTGTTCCTGTTTTATTAAATGTATTTTTATTAGACATCCAAGGTAATACAATTGCAAGTGATAGCTTATCAATTACATCATCTGATTTCAACATATTAAATGTTGGTCCACAGGTCATTATTGCAAATTCAAGTATAACTCAGATTGATTTTGATGATTGTTTTAAGTATGAGGTTGCTATTGATGTTAGTGGAGTATCATTTGTTGGTCCATTCACAATATATATGGATACTGATTGCAAGAGATATGAGACATATAGATTGCATTGGTTGAATAAGCTTGGCTCTTGGGATTCATTCACATTTGCATTAGTATCAACACAATCAGCAACTGTAGACTCATTTGCTTATCAACGTGATCCAGGTGTATGGAGTGGTAACAGTTATACTTATCCACTATACTCAGGTCAAAAGGTTAATTATGCTAAGACTAAGGATAAGCAATTGGTATTGAATTCAGATTGGATATCACAAGAAGTTCAGAATTGGTTGGTAGAGTCTTTATATGACTCTCCTATAGTTTACCTTGAGCAAACAAATGGGACAGAATTTGAGCCTGTTAAAGTAACTAACTCAACTTATCAATTAAAGACTAGGAGAAGGGATGGATTACTACAGGAACAAGTGACAATAGATAGAACATATACTTACAGATCACAACTTAACTAATGGCTGGAGAATTATTCATAAATGGCAGATTGGTAGACATTGACCAAAATGCTCCATTTCCTTTGACCTTTAGTATCAATGATATTAAGGACCTATCAGCAAGGAAAGGCAATAAGTCAAAAACTATTACACTACCAGGTACAAGAGGCAATGTACAGTTAATGCTTAGTGTGTTTACTTTATCTGCTATTGATAGTATATTTGAAGACCAACCAGAACTAATAGACTTTGATCCAAGCATAAAGGCTGAATGTCAATACTATCAGAATGGATTACTTGAGTTTAATGGAATAGCTCAGTTGATGAACTGTAAGCAATTAAGTGGTATATGGTCCTTTGACATTACATTAGTAAGTGATACAATTGATTATATCTCTAGACTACAGCAGATAAAGGTTAATGAGTTAGGTTGGTCGGAGTATGACCATCTATTGACTTATGCTAATCAACAAGATACATGGAGTGGTATTATTCAATTGAATGGAAGTCCTTCAAGCAATTATGACTCACAAGGGTGGACTGGTGAAGGATACTACTATGGATTGATAGATTACGGGTACACTAGACCAACAGCCGATACCTTTGCAGTTGAGAATATTCCACCACAAGTATTCTGCTATGAAGTTTTAAAGAAGGCCTTTGAATATTGTGGAATAAGTTGGGATAGTAACTTCTTAGAGACTCAGACATTTAAGAAATTACTACTAGCTTATGATGGTGGAGAGCTACCATTGATTGATAGCTCACAAGCTAATAATGACTCACTATTTACTACTGAAGATAATAATACTAATGGTTATATTTTTAATGGTCAATTCTCAGACTTCTTAGAACCAGGAGAACAAACAGGAAGTATTAATACTCAAGTTAGAAGCTTCTTAGATCAATATGATTGTACAGTTACTCAAGACAATTTAAGTCAAGCACAAGGTACATCACCTTTGTCATTTGTTTCAGCCAGTGATGGATTGTTTAAAATCAACTATTATGGTGACCATGATGTTGACATCAATATCTCAGGTAATGGAGCTGGAGCATATACAATCAATGGATCTTATCAAGTTAGATTAGAGATTATTAAAAATGGAGCATATTTAACATCTGATTTAATTTATGAAGGATCATTAAATACTACTAGTACATCACTATCATTCTCATTTAATTATTCGAGAGAAATAAATACCTTGATAAATGATGAGATAAGAGTTAACTTAAGGTTTGTTGTTAATAATACTACCATAATTAGAAGTGGGATAAGCAATTATACTATGTCATTTCAAGTTACAAGCAATACAGCAGAGTTAGATGTATTAAAACAACAGCAAGGATTAACAGCTGGAGGTACAGTTGCATTAGCTCCATTCCTTCCTAACATGACTTGTGATGTATTTTTTAAAGCTTTTGTTAGTGCATTCAATCTTTATGTAAAACCATCAATAGAAGATGCGACTGTCTTAGAGATAGAGCCATTGAATGACTTCTATAATGCAAGTGGTGATGCTATTGATTGGTCATCTAAAATTGACCGGTCACAAGAGATTATGGTGGAACCTACAATTAATTTTGCAAGTAAGAATTATAAATTTAATTTCACACAAGATACTGACTATTGGAATCAGAGATATCAGAATGATGTTAACAAGCAATATGGATCATTCTTAATTGAAAGTCAAAGTCAATTCTCAGTAAATTCTACAGATTTCTTATTACCATTCTCTCAAAAGTTACTTGTTCAGATACCAGGTGATTCACCAGGTACATTCACTGATTTGATTGTTCCAAGATCCTTTGATTTAAAGACTGATGAAAATGGTACAAGTGAGATAGTGTTAAAGAAAGGAAAGTCATTCATAGTTCAATTAGGTGGATTAAGGACAGGAGATTGGATTCATTTAGATGAGAATGATTCACCACACAATGAGACATCTTATCCTTATGTTGGTCACTTAGATAGTTTAGATTCACCATCATTTGACTTCAACTGGGGTGTACCTGATTATATATTTTGGGTGACTAATAATTATCCATCCAATAATCTGTATTTATATCATGATACATTCATTAAAGAATTGCTATCAAGGTATGGTAAGAAGTTGACATGTTATGTAATGCTTAATCCACAAGATATTAACTCATTAAACTTTAGAAACTTAATCAACATTGATGGTGTAGTATATAGGTTATTGAGTATTAGTGACTATCTTAGTGGTTCTAATGTATCTACTAAGGTCGAACTTCTACGCATAATAAAAGGAGAAGGAATTCAACAAACAATTATCACTAATCCTACTGAGAGAATTACAGAAGATAGTATAATTAGAATTACAGAAGATAATTTAATTAGAATAATAGAATAATTATGTCAGTAAAAATATCAGATTTACCAGCTAAGGGAAGTGCGTTAGCATCAACAGATTTAATAGAGATTGCAGAAGTATCAGGGGGTATCTATGTAAGTAAGAGAGTCACAGGAGCTAATGTACTTGGTAACTTTGTACCATATACTGGTGCGACAACAGATGTTGATTTAGGTAACAACGATTTAAATGCAGAAGGAATTAAAATCAAAGGAACTGCAGGAAATGGTCACTTGAATTTAAAACATCAATCAAGTGCAGCAACAGCTGGAGGTTCTGAATCTGTAATTTATGCGGATAACAGCGGAAATCCTAAATGGAAAAATGACGGTAATGCGGTGCAAAATGTAATGTTAGAAAATTCAGCAATTACTGGAGCAACAAAAACAAAAATTACTTACGATTCAAAAGGACTTGTAACAGCAGGTGCAGATGCAACAACAGCAGATATTACGGACAGTTTAAATAAAAGATACGTTACAGATGCACAATTAACTGTAATAGGTAACACAAGCGGAACAAATACTGGTGACCAAACATTAAGCGGTTTAGGTGGGGTTCCAACAACTAGAACAATAAGCACTACAAGTCCTTTATCAGGAGGAGGAGATTTATCTGTAGATAGAACTTTAACTATTGCAGATGCAGTAGCTGATGGAACAACCAAAGGAGCTGCTTCATTTACAGCTTCTGATTTTAATTCTACAAGTGGTAATATATCTATAGACTATACAAATGGTCAAGCGGCTTCATCAAGTAATAAAGGTTTTTTAACATCAACTGATTGGTCCACATTCAATGGCAAAGCTAATAAATCATCAGCAACTTCAGGAATAGATATATCATTTAGAACAGCTGAAGTATACAATA